CGCTCGTCGGGGACGGGTGGGGGCCCAATTTCGCCGCTCGTCCGCGGGGGACCTCGCCCGACCGGCACATCCAAAAAAATTTCATTTTCGAACTTCCCATTTTTCCGAGTTCCCGCGCCCCACCGTCCAAAAAATTTTTAGGAAATTTTCACAATGGCTCAAACCGTCGCAAACAAGATCAAATCGATTCAGATCCTCGAGAAGCCCTCTAGCAGGGCCGCTACGGCGTCGACACCCTCGGACGAGCAACCACAAGGGGACGGTCTCTTCGGCGCCTCTGTGCGCTCAGAAGTCGCCTCTACGGCCTCGTCTGCCCCCGTGGTAAGGATCGTGCATGAAGGGGCGCCCAAGACAGTGTCCGACATGGACCCGTCGAAGCGACGTGCGCACTACAAGCCCGTGACGCCGGACGAGGACTGGCGCCCGGAGTGGGGGCCGAGGAAGCGTCGTCCTGGGCTGACGAAGGAGGACAGGGCGCTGATGCGTCGGGTGGCGACTGAGGCGATGGTGGGGCTGCCGGAGGTGCCGGAGTATCTGCCGACGGATGCGGAGACGGGCCGCGTGGTGAAGTCACCGGAGCTGTTGGACGCGCTCTGTGCCTACTTGGCGCAGGGCGGGATGATGCTGACTTTTGCGAAGCGTGTGGGTCTTGGCCGCAGCATGCTGTCGCAATGGTGCTCGAAGGATCCGAAGTGGAAGGCGGCTGTTGCGAAGGCTCGGGAGCAGGGCGTTGACGCGCTAGCCGAGGAGGCGTTGGCGATGGCGACGGACCCGCTGATGGTGGAGGACGTGTACGAGCGCTATGACAACGACGGGAACCTGCTGAGCATGGACGTGAAGAAGGGGGATGCGGTGTACGCGAGGAAGCTGGCGGTGTCGACGCGGCTTGACCTCCTGAAGAAATGGGCGCCGGAGAAGTATGGCGACAAGGTGGAGGCGAAGACCGACAGCTCTCTTGCCTCCCGCATCCTTGCCGCCCGACAGCGCGTGGCGGGGAAATCGTAGGTTAGAAAAACGGGCGATAAAGGCCGACACATACCGCCAAAACTTTTTTAATTTTTACGCTTGGAATGTTGAATTCCGAGTTGTTGTCGAAAGATAAAAACATTTCGGAAATATCTCTCTTAAATCTTCCAATAATCGCGGAATTGTTTTCCGTTTCCGCCAGAACGATTTGCCCGGACTTTATGCGGGGCCACTCTTTGCAGAAGTAGAGAGCGTCTCCGTCCTGTACGGCAGGAGCCATGGCGGCGGTCTCCGCGACGATTGCGAAGTCCGGCGTGGGCACGTTTGTGGTGTAGAGCATTTCGGGCGGGAGCGCGATGAATTCGCAGTTGGAGAATCCTGGCGTGCAGAAGTAATCAGCGGTCTGGGAGAGCGCCAGGATTGGAATTTCCCGCATGAGGGTCTCGGCATGCGCCCCATGAAAGATGTTTCCTTGGCCTCTCAGCTCTTGAAGATGTTTCTCGTAGGCCATTTCCGCTCGGTAATCGTCGTCTCTAGCATCGGTTGCGGAGGCCACCCACAAAACTTTAGGGTCAACGGCCAGCGCGGCGGCCAGTTTCGCGATTGTGGCGGGGTGCGGGGTCGACTCTCCTGATTTCAGCCGCTGGATAGTTGCGGTAGCGACGCCCGAGAGCTTTGACAATTTGCGTACGGAGAGCCCGTTCTCGACCATGAGCTCGTGAAGCGTGCTCAAAAAGGTGGTATTGGTTGACATAGTGTACTCGCTGTGCTTATTATTCATGTCGCCATACTTGTATTCTATATTTTTGGAGCACTCATGTCGAGTAATGACTACATCTCCCCAAAGACGGCCTTGGCTTATCTTGTCCGTTCCGGCCTTAGCAAGCGAGCAGTCGCAAAGTACTGCGATATAACTCCAATGACGCTGTACAGGATTCAGAACGCCCCGGATGGCTTTGCTTTTCGCGAAAGCACGGTGAAGAAAATGCACGATGCGTATACGCGTAGAGAGCAGGAAATGGCGTCGGACGCCCGTGTTCGCAAGGAGCTCGGGTTATGACCTCGTTCATCCGTGAGAAAGGGCCGAGGCTCGTCGAGACCGGCTACCCCGTGGTTCCGTTGTCGAAAGGCAAGAAGCATCCGACCACGCCCAACTGGCAAAACTCTCCGCTCACCGCCCAGGCTTGCCGACAGCGGCCGGAGGGTGAGGGCGTCGGCGTGCTGTGCGGGTACGGCGACACGCCTATCTGCGCCATCGACGTTGACTTTCGCGGAACCGATGCGGAGGCGAAGGCGCTTTTTGACGCCCTCTGCAAGGCTTACCCTGCGTGCGCGATGGCCGTTTACCGTGTCGGTCGCGCCCCGAAGTTTGCGCTCCTCTTCAGGGCTGAAGGCCGTTGGCTGAAGCAGACGACGCTTGAGTACGTCAAGAACGGGGACGAGTCCACGAAGTCTCAGTTGGAGGTTCTGGGCAAGGGGCAGCAGATTGTTCTGTATCACACCCATCCGGAAACGGGGCTTCCCTACAGCTATCCGTATGCGCTTCTCTCAGGGGAGCCGACTGACGTCCCCGCGGCCGAGCTCCCCTTGGTGACGTATGAGGGCGTTCAGAGGCTCTGCGACACATTCGAAAAGTTCGTTGAGAGCAACGGGTGGGCGCCGGTCAAGGGTAGTGAGCGCACGATTGCCGTCGATGCTGACGAAGCCCTGGCGGAAGAGCTCGTGCCGAAGCTCCCGATCGGGCTCACGATCGACCAGATTCGCAAGCTGATGACCCCGCGAGTAGAGACGTGGGGCTCCTACACCCCGTGGTACCAGGACGGCATGCGCATCCACCACGAGACGTCCGGCTCGCCTGAGGGGCTTGCCCTCTGGGATGAGCTCAGTCAGCAGGCCGCCAAGTACGACGGCTTCGAGGAAGTGGAGAAGAAGTGGGCTACGTTCAATAACCGTGGCCTGCGTTCGCTCACGATGTGGCCGATCGCTCGGGAAGCGCGAATGGTCATCGCAAGAGCGGAGGCTTTCACGGAAGACGGGCTTCTGTGCCGTGTGCTTCGCGACTGGGGCGATCACCTCCGCTATGCGCCACAGGCAAAACGCTGGTACTACTTTGAGCCCGCTACGAGGCAATGGGACCGCCTCGGGCCGGAGGCTTCGATCTGCACAAGGATTCGTGACGAGATCTTCAATTCGCTTTTGACGGAGGAGATCAAGGCAGCGAGGGATGCTGGGGATGAAGCCCGAGAAAAGGCGGCGGCCAAGTTCCAGCTGCGCTGTCTCGACGGCGAGAGTGCCATGCTGGACAAGCTCTTGAAGAACCTGACCCGTACGCGTGAGCTCTACGTCGATGAGAACGACATGGACGCGATGGAGGAGTTCATCGCGGTCGAGAACGGACTCGTGAACCTGAAGACGAGGGATCTGGTGCCGAATGCACCAGATGCCCTGATGGTGAAGTACTGCAATGTGCGGTACGACCCGAGTGCGGACTGCCCCACCTGGCGCAAGTGTGTTTCCACATGGTTCGGAAGCGAAGAAGTGGCGTGGTACATGCAGAAGGTGCTTGGCAAGATGCTGGCAGGCCGACCGGATGAGGAGGCATTTTACCTGCTAATCGGCGACGGAGCCAACGGGAAGTCGAGTTTTCTTGAGACGATCAGCGAGGTGATGGGCGGCTACTCGAAGGCGCTGAGCGATGAGACCGTCATCGGCCGCAAAGGCACGCCGGCAAGTGGGCATCGTGCGGACATTGTGCGTCTGCAGGGTGCCAGGTTCGTGTACTGCTCCGAGACCGGGAGCGGGGAGTCTTTCCGCGCAGCGGACTTGAAGCGTATTTCCGGTGGGGACAAGATCTCTGCTCGAGGCGCGTATGCCGCCGAGGTGAAGGAGTTTCCCGCCAGATTCACGCTTTTCATTGCCACCAATTTTGCGCCGAACATGCAGGGAGCGGACAACGCCATGCGCCGCCGCATTCGTCTGATCGACTTCCCGCACGACTTCGAGAACGATCCCAAGTACCGCGCCATGCGCATCAAGGGGCTGTCGCAGGTGCTTAAGGCGGAGCGCTCGGGCATTTTCAATTGGCTTCTAGAGGGACGAGAGGGCGAGCTGAAGGAGGGTCTGGCCGTGCCGAAGTCGGTGCAGGACGCGTCGAACGCCTATGTCGACTCGCACGATCTTGTCACCCAGTGGTTCGATGAGCGGTGCGAGATCGGGCGCCCGGAAAAGGAGAACGATCCGTCGACGAAAGAGTTGTTCGAGAGCTATTGCCAATGGCTTGAGAGCATGAACGAGTCGACGTTCGATGCGCGGCCTAGGATGTTGACCGAGCGGCTGAAGAAACTGCTTGCGAGGAGGGGCGCGCAGTTTCGACTTCGTCAAGGGAATGACGGGAAACGTTTTGTCGGCATTCGGCTGAAGAGCGCCGTCGCCCTGGACCAGCCCGCTCAAGACGACTTCGAAGACATTCCCTAACCAACCGGCCCTCGGCTTCCTTTCCGAAGTCGGGGGTCTTTTTCCATGAGGACAATTTTCTATGAATGAACTGTCAGACGACATTGCCGAAGAACTGGCGCGGGGGTATGACGATCCGCTGCGCTTCGTGCTGTGGGCGTTCCCGTGGGGCGAGTCGCCCGAGCTCTCGATCGTACCGCTGCCTGAACCTTGGGCTTCGAAGTACCCGGGGAGCAAGTTCGGGCCGGACAAGTGGGCGTGTGAGGTCTTGGACGAGATCGGGCAGCAGGTGCGCGCAAACGGTTTCGACGGGATCCATGCCGTCAAGCCCATACGTCTTGCCGTTGCGTCAGGCCACGGCATCGGTTCGGATATGTGATGAGCCGTCTGAGTCCTTTTCCGCAGTGGTTCTGCGGGGTACCGAAAGGTGCTAACGGGGAAGCCTCTCTGAGGTAATCCCGTGGGAAGCCCGAACGATCGGGAACCTGTATCGACTATTCCTCGGAAGGGAAGTAGGGCTGAATTAACCTCAGCTCGAAACGGGACTCCCCGCAATGCGGGTAAGAGATAGTCAGTGCCTCTGGCGACAGGGGATAAAACGAAATCATTTTTGACAGCCTGCCTCGTGATCTGGATCCTCGCCACTCGTCCGAACTGTAAGGGCGTAGTGACGGCGAACACGGCGTCTCAGTTGAAGACGAAGACCTTCGCGGAAATCTCGAAATGGCTGAAGCGTTCGATTGTCTCGGACATGTTCGAGATCAAGGCGGAGTCCATCGAGGCGAAGGAGGCTCCTGAGTCGTGGCGCGTTGACGCGCAGACGTGTAAGGAAGAAAACTCCGAATCGTTTGCAGGCCAGCATGCGGCGTCGTCCACGTCCTTCTATTTATTCGACGAAGCCTCAGCCGTCCCCGACGTGATTTGGGAAGTGGCGGAAGGCGGTCTGACCGACGGTGAGCCGATGATGTTCGTGTTCGGCAATCCGACGCGAAACACGGGGCGTTTCCGCGAATGCTTCGGGAAGCGCAAGAACGTCTGGAGCACTCGTCAGATTGACAGCCGAAGTGTGTTCATCACGAACAAGGAGCAGATGGAGGAGTGGCGCAAGGAGTACGGCGAAGACTCGGACTTCTTCAAGGTGCGTGTGAAGGGTGAGTTCCCGAGTCAGTCCGACAAGCAGTTCATCCCGTCGGGCCTTGTGATGGAGGCGGCGAGGCGAGACATGCCGCACAACGGGGCGACGTGCGCGATCATCGGCGTGGACGTGGCGCGCTTCGGTGATGACGACAGCGTGATCTACACGCGTATCGGCAGGGGTTGGCTCCCGATCAAGCGCTTCAAGGGGCTCTCCACAACGCAACTCGTGGCCAAGGTGAAGCAGCACTTCGACGAAGTGAGGGCGCTCGGGTTCCCGAGAGACCGCATCTACATCAACGTCGACGAAGGGGGTGTGGGCGGCGGTCCGAAGGACCAGCTTCGCGACGACGGGTACCCCGTGCGCGGCATCCAGTTCGGTGCGGGTGCGGACGATCCGAAGACGTACGCCCGTCTCCGTGAGGAGATGTGGGGGAGGATGAAGCTCTGGCTGATGGACGGCGGGACGATCCCGAACGATCAGGGCCTGATCGACGACTTGACGGCGCCCGAGTACGACATCCTGCCGGGCGGGCAGATCAAGCTCGAGTCGAAGAAGGACATGAAGAAGCGCGGCATGCCGTCTCCAGACAGTGCAGACGCGCTTGCATTGACCTTCGCGTACAAGGTGGAGGAGTACATCCCGCTCGCGGAGCTTGCCTACAGGAACCGCACTTCCGGCCGCAGGGACTACGACCCGTTCGCGTGCCTGAAGTAAATCTGCGTAGCAATTAAATGCGCGCTTGATTTGCCGCCCCAATTGGGGCATGAGACGAAGCCCACGTGGTTTGATTGAGACCGACGAATGAAAAGAAAGCCGCGGGTGCTGGAACACCTGCGGCTTCAGGACTCAACAACTACATGGGGTAGCGATGAGCTATTTCGAGATTACGTTAGGCATTTTAACAGGTATCCGCGTCATGGTTTCAGAAACTCATAGGAAATATCCGCTTCTCTTCGGTGCGGTGTTGACCATCGTATTTCTAATCGCGCAAGCGGTTGTTATCGGCTTTGTAGACGACCCGTTGGCGAACAAGATGCTCGAGTGGCTTTTCTACGTCAGTGCGGTGATGTGCACAGTGAGGCTCATGTGGGCGGCGCTGCGGATAGCGATAGGCCGTTCCGGAGCCGGGGGAAGCGATGGTTGAGTTTTCGGATTTACCCACATACACGCAGATTTTGATAGGGCTGATCGACCTTTGGCTTGCTACAGGTGCTCTGAAGCAGGGCATTGAGGTCTATGCCTGCGTCAAGTATCGGAAGAGTTTGCGGGCATCAGGGGAGGAGAAGGGGAGTGATTGAGTATCAGGAAGTGTCGTTCAACGAGCTCTACGACATGGACGGTTGGACGGACTGGGTGACGGAGTACATCAACGAGACGGCCAACCCTGCCATTGGCGCGGCCGAGGCGCAGGTGTCCCGCTATGCCGCGCTCGACAAGGACGGTCAGCTTCGCTGTGTGGCCGTGCTTGACGACGGACGCCTTGTTGGCGCGGCCGCGCTTCTCGTCACGCAGTCCCAGCACTACCCGTTTCCTCTCGTCGGCGTCGACGCCTTCTACCTCCGCAAGGCATGGCGCCGTGGGCGTACGGGGCTTGATCTTCTCGGGTGCGCCAAGGCGGTTGCGGCCAAGGAAGGCGCTCCAGGCTTCACCTTCATGGCCCCTCCGGGCACGAAGTTTGACAAGCTGTGCGATCGCCTCGGCATGACGCACACGCACAACTGCTACTGGTGCAAGTGCGATGAATGATCTTGCGACACGAGCCGCGGCTGTGGAAGCCCTCGGGCAGGCGCTTGAGGCGGAGTTCCCGCCGATCCACATCGAGACGGAGCACCACCTTCATGCGGGTATGTATTCCCGCACGGTCTACGTTCCGAAAGGCGCGGCGGCCGTGGGGCTCACAGTCAAGGTACCGACGCAGTTGATCTGCTGCGGGCACTTCAGAATCACGGACGGAGGCGTCACGAAGGAGTTTCGCGGCGTCCATATCCTCGACGGCATGGCGGGGCGAAGAGCCGCTGTCTATGCCCTTGAAAACTCGTCCTTCACCATGTGCTTCGCGACGGATGCGAAGACTGTGGAGGAGGCCGAAAACGAATTTACTGATGAGCCCGATCGGCTCTTAACTCGAAAGGAGAATCTCTTATGTCAGGAGTAGCAGTTGCCGTTGGCGTAACCGCGGCGTCCATCGGCGCCTCCATGTACAGCGCCAACAAGCAGGACAAGGCGCAGCGCCGCGCCGCCGATCAGCAGGCCAAGGCGGCCGCCGAGGCGAAGAAGCAGCAGGAGATGGAGTTCAACAAGGCCAATCAGAATGAGGTCGATGTCAGCGGTATCATGAGTCAGAATCAAGGCGGCGGAAGCGCCACGATGATTACGGGTCCGGGCGGCGTCGGCAAGAATGATCTTCTGCTTGGCGGCGGCTCCTCTCTTCTGGGAGGCTAATCATGGCGGACAGTCTTCGCAAACAGTGCGGCAAGCGCTGGGAGGCGCTGAAGTCTGAGCGCTCCTCTTGGATGCCGCACTGGCAGGAAATCTCGGAAGTGCTTCTGCCTCGCGCGGGGCGCTTCCTCGTCTCCGACAACAACAAGGGGGACAAGCGCCACCGCGCCATCCTGGACAACTCAGGCACGCGAGCGCTTCGCACCTTGTCGGGCGGCATGATGGCGGGCATGACGAGTCCGGCTCGCCCGTGGTTCCGTCTCACGACGAAGAACCCGCAGTTGGACGAGAACTACGAAGTCAAGAAGTGGATGACGCAGGTGACGACCCTCATGCAGATGGTCTTCAACCAGTCGAATGTCTACCGCGCCTTGCAGATGGCGTACGAGGAGCTCGGTGCTTTTGGCACGACGTCTGTGATCGTGCTCGACGACTACGACTCCATCATCCATTGCATGCCGCTCACCATCGGCGAGTTCGCGCTTGCGACGGATTCCCGAGGCGACGTCAACACGTGCTACCGAGAGTTTCGCATGACGGTCTCCGCGCTCGTCGGGGAGTTCGGCTACGACAAGGTGTCGCCGAGCGTGCGTAGGCTCTACGATCGCGGGAACTATGACGAGTGGATCGAGGTCGTCAACGCCATTGAGCCGCGAAGCTTTCGAGATCCTCAGAAGCGAGACGCGAAGAACATGCCGTTCCGGTCGGTCTATTTCGAGAAGAACGGCAAGGGCGACTCGATCCTTCGCGAGTCGGGCTTCCGACAATTTCCTGTTCTCGCAGCTCGTTGGAATGTGACGGGCGGCGACATCTACGGGACGGGGCCGGGCATGGAAGCGCTCGGCGACCTTCGCCAGCTTCAACAGCAGCAGCTTCACAAGTCCAAGGCCATTGCTCAGCAGGCCGACCCCGCGGTCATCATGTCGGCCGACATGCGCAATCAGGAAGCGAACCTGGTTCCGGGCGGGATTGTTTGGGCGGACAACGTAGCGCAGGTGCAGGGGGTGCGATCTGCCTATGAAGTCAATCTGCGTCTGGACGCGCTCCTGATGGACATTCAGGACGTGCGTCGGCGTATTGATGAAGCGTTCTACAAGGACATCTTCCTGATGATTACGGGCATGCCCACGACTGCCCGCGCGACTGCGACTGAGATTGCCGAGCGCCACGAAGAGAAGATGTTGATGCTTGGCCCCGTCCTCGAGCGTCTCAACGCGGAGATGAACGACCGACTGATCGCCATGACGTTCGACCGCATGGTGCAGGTCGGCATGCTTCCGCCGGTCCCGCAGGAGCTTCAAGGCATCGACTTGAACGTCGAGTTCGTCTCGATCCTTGCGCAGGCCCAGAGGGCCGTGGCAACCAACGCGGTCGACCGCTTCACGCAGAACCTCGGCATGCTCGTGGCGATCAAGCCCGATCTCGCCGACAAGTTCGATGCGGACTACTGGGCGGATTACTACTCGGACGTGCTGGGGCTTGACCCCCAGTTGATCGTGCCTGGCAAGCAGGTGGCGCTCATCCGCCAGCAGAGAGCCGAGCAGCAGGCGAAGATGATGCAGATGGAGCAGGCCAAGGAGATGGCCTCTGTCGCGAAGGATCTCGGAGCGGCTCAAGCCGCCGTTCCCGCGTCTCCGATGTCGCCTCTGCAGGGAGACCTTCAGTCAGCCTCCCCCGAGCAGATCATGGGGCAGTTCGCGGGTTATTGACCCAGTTGGGGCATGAGAGCAAAACAGCGTGTCAAAGTAGCTTCAACACATAAAGCGAAAGCCGCTCGGGGTGCGATCCGAACGGCTTTAGAAGAGATAAGAGCAATGGTTGAAGAACACGACAGGCAGATGATTCGGGAAGACGAACGTCGCCGAATAGAGAGGGAACGCAAAACTTGGTGGTGGGACGCCTTCAAGAGCGTTGCGGTTCCTATTCTTGTCGGCGTTATCTCTTCGCTAGTTTCGCTCAAGGTAGCGGGTGTTTTATGACTGAACAGAAACTGCCATACGAATCCTCGGACGATTTTGAGTCCGACTTCAAGTGGCTCATGCGGGATGTGCGGGGCCGCAGGCTGATGCACTGGCTTCTCACGAAGTCGGGCGTTTTCCGAACGACTTTCGAGGAGGCGCCGATGCGGGCGTCCTACATGCCGATCGCGATGGCGCATGCCGAAGGCCGAAAGGACATCGGCTACCGCCTGATGGCGCAGATTGATCGGGTTTGCCCCGACCAGTATTCCAAGATGATGAAGGAGAACAAGAATGGCTGAAGACGGCACTACCGTTGATCCTGTTGAATCGACTGAGCCGGCCGAACCCGCAACGCCCGCAGGTGGCGAAGGAAACCCTACCGATCCGGCACCGCCGGCTCCGGCGACGGACGCTACCGAACCGACGGCGGACATGCCGTCCCTGCTGGGCGAAGGGGATCAGAACGACGGCGATCAGGGGCCCGCGCAGGCAGCGCCCGAGGCGTATGAACCGTTCGACGTCGAGGGGCAGCAGTTCACAGAAGCTCAGCTCGAAGGCTTTGCCGCTACGGCGAAGGAGCTCGGGCTCTCGCAGGAAAATGCCCAGAAGATGCTTGCCGCCATGGTCCCCACGGCGCGTCAGTATCTGGTGGACGACCTGAAGGCGAAGTCGCGCGAGTGGGCTTCGCTTTCTGAGAAGGACCCTGAAATCGGCGGCGCCAATTTCAAGGCTAATGTCGGCGTTGCGAACAGCGCACTCAAGCAGTTTGCGACTCCCGAATTTACGGCGCTTTTGAGAGGATCCGGCCTTGGGGCGCACCCCGAGGTGGTCCGTGTGTTTTATCGCATCGGCAAGGCCATGCAGCAGGATCACGGTGTGACGGGAAGCGCTTCCGCTCCGGCGGGCGCTCGACGCCGCTACCCGAAGTCCAACATGGTTGTTGATGATGAATAAGGAGATAAGGAATGGCTACGACTACTAAGCCGAATCGCAATCCGACGCTCGCCGACATGATGGATCGTCTGGATCCGAATGGCGAGCTCGCTGACATCGTTGAAGTACTCAACGAAACCAATGAAATGATGGACGACATCACGTGGGTGGAGGCGAACAACAAGTTCTCCCACCGCACGACCGTCCGCACGGGTCTTCCGACCGTCACGTGGCGCAAGCTCAACTATGGTGTGAAGCAGTCCAAGTCCACGGTCGCCCAGATCACGGACACCTGCGGCATGCTTGAGGCTTTCGCCACGGTCGATAAGAAGCTCGCCGAAATCAACGGCATGAAGGAATCTTGGCGCGCTTCCGAAGAACGCCCGTTCATCGAGGCCATGTCCCAGACGCTTCAGCGCGCTCTCATCTACGGCGACTCCTCGAAGGACCCCGAGCAGATCATGGGCCTTGCACCGCGCTTCAACACGAAGGATCCGAAGAAGGCTCCGTGTGCTGTCAACGTCATCGACGCCGGCGGCACGGGCACCGACCTCACCTCCATCTGGCTCGTCGGTTGGGGTCCGAACACGGTCCACGGCCTTTACCCCGAAAACTCCAAGGCGGGTCTCTCCAAGGAAGACATCGGCGAAGAAGCCGCGCTTGATCCGGATGGCGGCGAGTACCGCGTCCTCAAGACGCACTTCGGTTGGGACGTTGGTCTCTCTGTTCGCGACTGGCGCTATGTCGTACGTATTGCGAACATCAAGGAAAGCCTTCTCCAGTCCGTTCCGCCGGATGAGAACAGCGCCACGGGCCACAACCTCTACGAGCTTCTCGTGAAGGCCGTGGCGAAGGTGCCGAGTCTCTCTGGAGCCCGCTTTGCCTTCTACACGAACCGCACGATCGAAACGTATCTGCGCCTGCAGCAGGCCAACTCCCGCAACGTCCAGCTGAATCTGGCCGATGTCGGCGGCCGCCGCGTGCTGAGCTTTGACGGCATTCCGTTCCGTCGCGTCGACGTGCTTGAGTTCAAGGAAGCTCAGGTCAAGTAAGGAGAAGACAATGATTGTTGACTATCTGATGATGTTCACGAAGGACGAGGGCCAGAAGCTTTCCGCCGCGGCCGCCTCCGACTTCCGTCTTGACTTCGGTCAGCCCAAGCCGACCACGGGCTATGCCTACGGCGACCTCGTGGCCGTTTTCACGGTGAAGGCCGACGTGACGGGCAACCTCACGATCTCGCTGCAGGACTCCGACACGGAGACGAGCGGCTTTGCCGACGTGTCCACGGCGGTGACGCTTGCCGCCCCGAAGGCGGGCACCCAGATCGTGATCCCGATCCCGTACCATCACAAGCGCTACATGCAGGCGAACTTTGCCGGCACTGTTTCGGCGGGCACGGTTCACGGCTTCATCACGTCGGGCTTCCAGGACAACGCGGGCTTTGAACAGGCCCCGTCCATCAAGACGGCTTGATCCTCCGTGAAGAGGTGATGACAAAGGGGCGCTTCGGCGCCTCTTTTTGTAGGAGGTTCTCATGGCAAGTGCTGTAGAGATTTGTAATTTGGCGTTGTCTTTCCTGGGTGACACCGGGAGCATTGCATCGATCGACCCGCCTGAAAGCCCGGCTCAGGCGAAGATGTGCGCGATCTACTACCCGATCGCGAAGTCGGCGATGCTCGAGATGCACGACTGGTCGTTCGCGACGAAGCGCCAGCTCCTCGCCAAGTTGAGCTCGGAGGAGACGGCGGGGTGGAGAGGCGTCTACGAGGTGCCGTCCGACTGCATGCGCGTCATCCGCGTCCGCCCGCACTCGAAGCAGGAGATGCCGAGCTGGTGGACGGATAACCCGGTGTGGTTCATGGAGCCCAACGACGCGAACTTCGAAGTGATGGGCGGGAAGCTCTACACGAACGCGGAAAACCCCGTGGCGACCTACGTGACGTCGGAGGTCTCGGAGGGCTACTTCTCGCCAACCTTTGTGACGGCGTTCGCGTACTACCTCGCGATGGAGATTGCGGGTTCCCGCGTGAAGGGCGAGGAAGGGCAGAAATTATCGAGCTTGCTTTCGAAGCAGTTCCAAGTGGCGCTCTCGACGGCGAAGACGCGTGACGCGAATCAGCAGCGCAAGCAGGTCTGCTTCACGCCCTCGTGGATCGTAAGGAGGTAGGCATGGGTATCCGCAAAGTTCAAATGTCTTTTTCGGCGGGCGAGCTCTCCCCCGCCATGTACGGGCGATTTGACGATCAGAAGTACCAGCAGGGTTTGGCGAAGTGCCGCAACTTCCTCGTGCTTCCGCAGGGCCCCGCGACGGTTCGACCGGGTACGGCGTACGTGAACACGACGAAGTATCCGACGAAGAAGTGTCGCCTCATCCCGTTCACGTTCTCGTCCGATCAGACGCTTGCCATCGAGCTTGGCGACAAGTACGCGCGCTTTCACACGTCGGGCAAAACCCTCCTGGGCGAAGACGGGCAGCCCTATGAGATCGAGACGCCGTACAGCTCGGACGACGTGTTTGACATCCACTATGTCCAGTCGATGGACATCATGACGCTCGTGCATCCGAACTACCCGCCGAAGGAGTTGCGCCGCTATGGTGCGACCGACTGGCGTCTCGTCGACGTTCAGTTCGGCGCACCGCTACCCGCCCCAGGAGCGCCAAGTGTTGAGTACAAAGTGGTGGCGAGTAGCGGTCAGACGATCACGGAAGGTGAGAAGACACGCTACACGTTGAAGTACCGTGTGACGGCAGTAAAGGAGACTGAGACGGGAAGCGAGCAGGAGAGCCCTGCAAGTCCCGTTGGCGAGACGAAGGGGAACCTGTACCTCAACAACGCCACCTGTACGATTACGTGGGGCACTGTGGCAGACGCGGAGCGATATCGCGTCTACAAGAATTTCAAGGGCTTGTACTGCTTTATCGGCGAGACGACCGAAACGTCGTTCATCGACGACAACTACTCGCCTGATGAGGGCATCACGCCGCCTATCTACGACGACCCTTTCTTTATGAGCAAGGGCATTACGTCTGTCACGGTCAACAACGGCGGTAGCGGTTATGTCTACGACCGCAGAGGCATCACTGCGGACAATTGGCGCATTCTCTCATCGCCGAGCAAAGGGGAGATCGCCGGCACCCGCCGCGTGGCGGACTCCGGTAGCGAAAAGAGTCCTTTTTCCGTACGAGTATACGACGAGAACGGCGAGGGCACTGGGGCAACTGTGGAGCTGGTCACCTCTCGCCGTGTTTGGACAGCGGAAATTGCAGGCAACAGTGACGCCGGCCCTTCCTACGACGACATGGTCACGACCACCGTCACCGGCATCAAGGTCACAAACGTAGGCCAAGGTTACTCTCTCCCGCGTGTTGAAATTACGTGGACGGACCATACATGGGTTGGCTCGTGGACTGACTATTTCGGCCGACGTGCTACGGTTGCCCTCGATGTCGAGCAGTCGTCTCTTCGTATCGACGTCAAGGACTCGACAGGTTGGGGCGCGGAGCTCGTGCCGGTTGTGAAGGACGGGCGCATCGAGAAGGTAGCCGTGCGGTCCGGCGGGCAAAGCTACACGTCTCCGAAGTTGACGGTTGTTTCTACGGTGGGCAGTGGCGCTTCGCTCACCGCCAACGTAGGTAAGGCGGGCGACTACCCCGGCGCGGTCTGCTACTACGAACAGCGCCGATGCTTCGCGGGAACGCCGACGCGTCCTCAGATGGTGTGGATGACGCGCTCCGGTACCGAGTCAGACATGAGTCACACGCTCCCCTCGCAGGACGACAACCGCTTGCGTTTCGCCATCGCGGCGCAGGAGGCGTCGCGCATCCTGCATCTGACGCCGCTCCAGCAGATGCTTGCAATGACGAATACGACGGAGTATCGAGTCTACTCGGGCGGCTCCGCCCCGATGGCGCCTGATGCGATTCGATCGGAAGTGCAGGCGCAGATAGGCGCGTCGAACGTCATGCCTGTGGTGGTCAACTCCACGGTCGTTTACGCGGCTGCCCGTGGCGGGCACGTGCGTGAGCTCGGGTACAACTGGCAGTCGTCGGGTTTCACTACAGGCGATTTGTCGATCCGATCCGCGCACTTCTTCGAAGACTCGCAGATCGTCGACATGGCGTTGGCGAAGTCGCCGGATCCGATCGTGTGGGCGGCGATGGCCGACGGCAGTCTTCTGGGGTTTACCTACTTGCCTGAACAGGCGATTGGCGGCTGGCACAAGCACACGACGGTGAACGGCGCGGTCGAGTCTGTGACGGTCGTGCCTGAGGGGGATGAGGACATCGTTTATCTCATCATCCGGCGAACGGTCAAGGGAGAGGTTGTCCGCTACGTCGAGCGCATGCACGAGCGTAAGTTCTCGGCGTTGGAAGACGCATGGTGCGTGGACTGCGGCGGGGAGTACATCGGAGACCGGACGACTGAGGTGAAGGGGCTCACCTGGCTCGAAGGCGAGACGGTCAACATCCTTGCCGACGGTTGTGTGCTCCCTCAGCGCGTAGTGGAGGACGGGAAAGTCACGCTCACCCAATCGGCGCGTCACGTCATCGTGGGCCTGCCGATCACGGCCGACCTGCAGACGCTCCCGGTGGCGGTACAGCTGGCGGACGGCTCGGTTGGGATGGGGCACATGAAGAACGTGAACGATGTGTTCATGCGTGTGCACAAGTCTTCCGGTGTCTTTGTTGGCCCTGACTTTGACAATCTTGTCGAGTACAAGCAGAGAACCGATGAGCCGTACGGGTCCCCGCCGGCATTGATGGACAAGGAAATCTCCGTCGCCACAATCTCGCAGTGGAACGACTCAGGGCAGATCTGCGTTCGTCAGAAAGATCCTCTGCCGCTCACGATCGTTAGTCTCTGTTGGGATTTGGCGAAGTAGTTGGGGCATGAGGTTGCCTCAAGCCGATAACCTAGCCCTCAACTATGAGGGCTTTTTTCTTATGGCGCTTACACTTCAAGGGGTCACATATGACCTCGACAACCTTTTGGGCGGCGTTAACTTTGGAACGGATCCACTCACGTTCCAAGGGGCCGCCGGCACGCAGAACGTATTGACCGCTCCGGATACAGCTTCGTCGGCGGGCTCGGGTAATCCGGCGCTCGGCGGTGCGTCGATCGGGCTTGCCATCGGGCAGGCGATCGGGGGCATGTACTCCGCGTGGAAGGGCGGCAAGACGCTCGACTACGTGATGAACAAGCAGGCCGAGATCTCCGAGCAGAACCGTCAGATGGCGCAGCTCTCCGCCGAGTCTGCGATGCGTCAAGGCGAAGCCGCCGTCGCACAGCTTAGCTACCGCGCGGGCCAGATCAAAGCCAAACAGCGCACGGCGTTCGCATCGAGCGGCGTGGTGTTGGGCGAAGGCTCGACTGCAGAGGTCACTGCGACCACCGACATCATGAAGGAGATGGACAAGAAGACCGCCGAGATGAACGCGCTCTCCGCCGCCTGGGGCTTCAAACAGCAGGCCCTTCAGGCGAGCGCGCAGGGCGGCATCTACTCCGGCATGGCTGGCTACGCCAAGTCGGCGAAGCAGTCCGAGGGTTTCTCAAGTCTTCTTGACGGCGGCATGACGGCGGCCGACCGTTGGTACCGATACTTTGGAGCATCCTAATGGCACAAGTTCCCAACTACGGCGGGCCACAGGTCATGCCGAGCATCCTCGGCTATCGACCGATGTCAACCGAGATTCCGAAAGTTCCCGAGATGGACGTGCAGAAGCCGTTGGCGAAGGCGTCCGCCAAGCTCGACGACTGGTACTCGAAGTTCCTCGCGGAACAGGATGACGCCCGCGTGACGGAGGCGCTCACGGAGCTTCGTCGCAAGGCGATCGACATGGAGTCGGGCGAAGGCGGTTGGGCGAGCCAACTGGGCGCCAACGCGCTTGAGCCGGACCTCGACGGAAAAGGCCTTGTCGAGCGAATGGACTCGGGGCTTCAGGACTACGGCCAAGAGCTCGCCTCCGGGCTCACCGCGCGTCAGCAGAAGATGTTCGGCGAGAAGGCGCAGGCGATCTACACCGCGTCCTACTCCGGCGTCTCTCAGCACGTCTATCAGCAGGCGATTGCCCAGAAGAAGGCGGCGCACGAAGGCGCGATTGCGCAGGCCGTTGAGTCGGGCGCAGCGTATGCCGGCAAGCCTGACATGCTTGCGCAGAGTGCTCATGCGATCCATGAGTCCGCGGATAAGCTCGCCGAGTTCATGGGATGGACGGCCGAGAACAAGGCGCTCTACATCAAGAAGAACATGTCGTCCATGTACATGAACGGCATCGACGCACTCCTGGCAGGCGCCGATCGAAACCCCACCGTGGCATACCAGGCGCTCGGGCTTCTTCGCGCGCACTCGAAGGAGATGCTTGGCTCCGACGTTGCGCGTGCTCGTCAGCGCATCAACCCGATCGTGCAGGCGCACGAGGATCGCTTGAAGATCGAGCGCTATGCCGCAGGCTTGGGTAGCGCTGGAGAAGTACTCCGAGGAGGTCTTAGCGAAGCTGTGCGGCGAGGTGTCGTGACGCAGGATTTCGTGAAGACTGCCAGGGGGTACGATGCACTTACAGCCATTACGTCCGACGGCGGGCACCAGTCTGTCACCACGAAGGAAGGCGCTCCCGTCGAGTGGAAGCACGGCGCGTCTCAACTCACCGTTGAGCAGGGCATGGAGGCGGCCAAGGCGGCCAATCAGCCCTGGGATCCTGAAGCGTTCAAGACCGATCGCAACTACAACGACATGCTGGGTGTAGCCCGCTACAACGATATGCTCACCGAGTTCGCCGACGAGCACATGGCGATGGCGGGGTACATCACCTCCAAGGAGACCGTGCGCGAGGCTGAGAAGCAGGCGCAGGAAAAGGGCGGCGTGTGGACGGACTATCTGCCCGAGAAGGCGCAGTCGACGCTCAAGAGCGCTGTGGCGAACATGCGACGTGAGAAGGAGATTGTCGACGAGGCGACGGGTTCCCGCGTCTCCGCGTTCTCGCCGCAGTATGCGGCCGAGGCGAAGACTTGGCCGACGCCTGACCAGATCCGAGAAGACCTTCGTCGGACGGACCCGCGTGCCGCCGCGGATCCGCTCTACTGTGACGAGCTCGTGACGAAGGCGTGGGCGCTTGTCAACCAGAAGAAGCAGTCGTACGTGCAGGAGCAGAACAACGTCAAGGCGCAGATCTCGAACATCCTTTTTAAGGCGCATGGCGATCTGTCGCAGGTCCCGCAGGAGCTGGTGGCGCGGCTTGACGTGAACGAGGCCGCCGAGGTGCAGAAGCTGGCTGCACATTACCAGAGCGATACGTTCGCTTCTGATCCGCGCGCGCTTGGCAAGCTGAGCGATGACCGCTTCCTCGTGTCCATGTCTGAGGACGAGCTGACGCTCTACCTGAACCAGCTCAACGGAAAGGATCGTCAGCGCATCCTGACGAGGTATTTCAGCCTCAAGCAGGGCTCGACTTACGCGGCCGACGATGGGGCGGCACGCAAGCGCCTTGCCGCGATGGGCGTGGTACAGGACCCGTTCGTCATTAGCAGTGAGACGATTGAACGTGCGCTTAAGCGAAACCCTGAGTACGTGAAGCTGAGGGAAAAGTCGCCGGACGTTGCCAATGCCTACTTGGCGCAGATGCAGGAAGTCCTGAGCCTGCAAGGGCAAGAGCTTGGCAAGAAGCTCAACGAGATCGAAGTGGGGCAGCGGATCAATCTCGCAATGCGCGAGATCACGCCCGTCTCCGAACTGCTCGGCTCGACGAACAAGGTGGCTAGCATGCTCACAATGGACGATTTGCCGAACCACGGCATGACGGATGCCTACAAGGTCGTCGAGCAGACGGCTGAGCATTGGCTCAAACAGATCGGCCAGGATCGCAAGCCGACGAAGCAGGAGATGCAGTACGTCCTCACCAAGATCATGCTCGGGGATCAGCGGCTCCGCGTGATGATCCCGCCGAGCGTGAGTTTCGACGAGCCTTTGATGAAGAAGATCGACACCGCATGGAAGGCGAAGCACGGTAACAGCCCGATACCGCAGGTCGCCCGTCTGCGCTACTACCTCATGGCGCGCGCCGGCGGTCAGGTCGGTGAAGGCAGTACGGGCCCATCTTGGCTCGGGCACCAGACGACGTATATGTACGGTTTTGACGACGGAGGTAACTGATGGATTTCATTGAGCGCATGATTGCGCAGGATGGTGCGGCGCAGGCTCAGACCGACTACGAGCAGGCGCTCATGGACCCTGAGACGCCTGAGCAGGCGGCTGTGCGGCTTCGCAAGGCGCGTGTCTTCGACATGACACCTGAAGAGACGCCGACGCTTACGCCAGCAGAAGAGGCGGCCGAGAAGGCGCGGGCGGTCAATTGGGCGACGATGTACACCGAGGCCCCGACCCTCATGGAGAAGCTCTCCGAGCCCGCCTTCGCCAATCTCGTCAAGAATGACCTGTCGTCTATGGGCGTTCGTGAGAAGCTGATCTGGTCAATGGCGCCCGATACGGGCGAGAAGGATTCGATCTGGGGGACGGTTCGCAACGCCTTCACCAGGGGCAGCTTCTCTGGCGATGCAACCTCGTTCTTCGGCTCGGCTTCCGATGCGGAGGCGTACTCCAAGGAGCTCCGCCGCATCCAAGAGATCGAAGACGAGATCGCGCAGGGCAAGGACGTGGCGTACCGTTTTGCCACTGCAGAAGACGAGACGGGTCAAGTGGGGCTCGCCGCTTTCATGGCGGGGAAAGAGGGCATGAAGGCCCGCATCGCGGAGCAGATCGAGAAGGCGTCCGAGCGCACAGCGCGTCTCACACGCTACGCTTCTTTCTTCCCCAGCGCCCAGGCGACGCAGGAGATGATGGCGCAGGACTCCTTCTCGGGGGTGATGAGCGCACTGGCGAAAGACCCGCTTACGGTCCTTGCCGATTTGGGCGTGGGTTCGCTGACCCAGAACGCGCCCTCGCTCCTCGCGCTGCCGATCCTAGGGGCGGGTGGCATTCCCGCGCAGATGGCGGGCACGTTCGGACTCTCCTACTCCATGGACAAAAACGCGAGCGTACTCGAGAACTTGGCGGATGCAGGCATCGACCTCACCGATCCGAAGTCAATCGCTTCGGCGTACCTTGACCCCGAGAAGCAGGGCATGCTGACGAGTGCCATCAAGCGCGCCGAGAAGCACGCCGCGGCGACGGCGCTTTTCGATGCCGCATCGATCGGATTGGCAGGCGTCTCCATGGTTCCGAAGTCCGCTACGCGTCAGATGCTCGACACGGCGTACAAGCGCGAGTTCGCCAACATGGCCCTGCAGATGCCCGTGCAGGGCGCGATGGGCGGCATGGGCGAAGCCGCGGGCCAGCTCCTTTCCGACGGCGAGATCTCGTCGTGGGCGGATGTCGTGGCGGAAGTGGTGGGCGAACAGTTCACCGCGCCGGTCGAAGTCTTCACCACGGGTATGAAGGCGCGCGCCGCGATTGCCCGCGAGGAAGAGCGTGCTCGCCGAAACGCCGAGGCCATGAAGGAGCTGAGCGAAACGCAGTCGGCTGTCGACGAGCTCGATCCCGAGACTGCCGCCGCTTACGAGCAGGAAGTGGCGCGACGAGCGGGCGTTGAGGCGATCGAGTTCGATGCGAACTCCTTCCACCAGCGGGGGCTTGACAAGAAGTTCTCCAGTGTTCCTGAGGTTGCGCAGCAGATGCCGGAGGCGCTCGCCACGGGCGGGACGATCAAGGTGCCGATCGGCAAGGTGAAGGCGATGGTGCAGGAGGACGAGTCCGTCCTCGAGCTCATGTCGGTCGGCGGCTCCCTCTCCATGGAGGAGGTGAAGGACGTTAAGGGCGCCGTCGAGCTGCAGGCGGCGCAGGCGGCGGGCAAAGCGTTCCGAGACGAGCTCTCCGAGGTGGGGCGTATCGTCGGCAAGGACATCCGTGCGCTCAATGTGCCGAAGGACGAGGCTCGCAATCTGCAGGCGCTCATCCAGACGCAGGTGGCGAACATCGCACGTCAGGTGAATATGTCTCCTAAGGCGCTGTGGGAAAAGTACGGCGGCAAGTTCGTCATGGGCAACGGAGAGAACGGTGTCAACGGCGAATACTTTCCGTCGCTTCGCACCGTCGCCCGTTGGAATGGCGCCGATCGCTCCACGCTTCTCCACGAGACGGGGCATCTTTTCCTCGACATGCGCACGCAGATCGCGGCGGACGTCATGCAGAACAAGGACATGCCCGACGACATGAAGGCGTATGTGCAGTCCGTGAACGACACGCTCGCCTGGCTTGGCGTCAAGGACGTGCAGACGTGGAAGGCGATGAAGCCCGAGGATCAGCGGGCGGCGCATGAGAAGTTCGCCCGCACTTTCGAAGCGTACATGCTCGAAGGTGAAGCACCTTCCCAGAAGCTCACGCTCGCCTTCCGAGAGTACGGCCGCTGGCTTCAGGACATCTACACTGTGGCGGAGAACGTCCCCGGGGCCGCGCTCAATGACGACGTGAAGGCGATGTTCGACGCCATGTTCGTCGCCAAGGAGGACGTGATGGAGTCGATGGCGCGACAGGCGGCGCAGCCCCTCTTTACGGCGCAGGACGAGTCCGGTCTTTCGACGGAGGAGTGGATCGCCTATCAGGAGGCGCAGCAGGCAGTCGGCGCGCAGGCCGAGGCCGAGCTTACCGCTCGCAACATCCGCCTGCAGAAGGTTGTCAAGAACATGCGCAACAAGCTCGTGCGCGAACTGAAGAAGGAGCGCAAGGGGCGCATCGCAGAGATTCGTGCGCAGGTCTCGGAGGAGTTCAAGAAGACGCGCGTCTACCACGCGTGGAACTCTCTGGTGAACGGCAACGAGAAAGACGGGGAGAAGATCCGATGGAAGCTCGCCTTCGAAGACCTGAGACAGGTCGGCTATACGCCGCGTCAGATCAAGAAGCTCCATGAAGCCCGCATCGCTTCGCCCCAGTCTTTCCGTCAGCCCGAGAAACTCGAGGACATTGCGCAGGCGTTCGGTTACCCCAACTCGAACGAAATGGTAGATGACCTTCTTGCCAATCTTGATCCTGAAGCCTCGATCGACGCCATGACGGTCGAGCGCCTGGTGGAGGAATCCCCTGAGCTCGCCGACGAGTCGACCATGCGCGACATGGCTGACGCCGCGACGTTCAACGATGCGAAGATCAAGGTGGTTTCCACGGAGCTCGCCGCGATGGAGAAAGCGCTCAACGGGCAGGCGCGTACCGAAAGCAAGGCGATCGATGCGTTCGCCTATTCGGTTGTGCAGGATATGAAGATCGCCGGCCTCAAGCCCGCTTCGTTCGCCCGTGCGGCCAACCGTGCCGCCCGAAACGCGCGCAAGGCGTGGGCGAAGGGCGCCGTGGCGGAGGCCGTGGCGTTCAAGCGTCAGGAGCTCTACCAGGCGGCGTTGGCAAAGCATGCCCGACAGTCGCTTATGCGTATCTCGAAGGCTGTGCGCGGCTTCAAGAAGTACAAGGTCGCGACGCATCGCGCCATGGATACGCGCGTTCTCGAGGTGCTCCAACGTGCGCTTGTGAACATGGGTTTCGTGGACGCGAAGGACGTGCACGTCAACGATCCGGACGCCTCCTTCTATGACAAGGTCAAGGAGCTCGAGAACGAGCTTGAACATGGGCTCGAAATCACGAGCAACATGACGCGGGCTATCGCGGACCGCGACACCTCTGCGCTTGAGACTATTGGCGGCATGAACAGCTTCATCGATGCGATCCAGTTGCTGGAGGCTCAGGCTCGTCGAGAGAAGCATATCTCCACCGTCATGGGAAACGAGCTTCTCGAGGACACACTGGAGCGCGCTGCCAAAGTGGTGCAGGAGACCGCTGTCGCGCACGGCCGCGACGCGAAGAAGTGGCACGAACAGCTCGGCATGTCGAAGCGCTTCGCAGATATGGTCGAACGCTTCGGCCTCGTGCATGCGAGAGCGGCTGGCATCGTGGCGACGCTCGAAGGCGGATGGGAAGGGCTCCTCGCCAAGCTCTTCATCTACCCCGCCGATAAGTGCGTTACGAAGGAAGAAGAGCTCAAGGCCAAGTACACCATGAAGCTCGACAAGATCCTCAGGCCTTTGAAGGAGTCTTTGACCGACCTGAAGGCCAAGACGAGCAAAACCTTCAACCACGCGTTCACCACGCAGGAGGTGTTCGTTCTTCTCCTCAACTACGGCAATGAAGGCAATCGTCAGAGAGCGCTTTCCACGATGACGTACCATACTGGTTACAAGTTCTTCGAGGGATTGGACAGGAGCGATCCGGCATACGAGGCGAAGGTTGCCGAAGCGCAGGCAAGAGCCGATCAGCTCATGGCGGCGTTCTTCGCGGAGTACCTGACGGAAGAGCACTACAAGGCGGCGGAGGCCGTCTGGGCGCTTTTCGACGACATCAAGGAGTCGTCCGGCAAGACGTACAGGCGCATCGTCGGGCGCGAGCCCGATTGGGTCGAGGCGTCGGCGGTACGAGTGCTCACGCCTGACGGGCCCCGAGCTCTGACGGGCGGCTACTATCCGATCTCGTATGACCGTGAGGCCAGCCTCCATGGGAAGGAGGTGGGCGAGATCCAGAGCGTGGAAGACCTGAAGCCCCTGATGGGCGCAGGCGGTGTCGCCGACGGATGGTCGAAGTCGCGTGCCAAGCACTTCGACAAGCCGCTCGTCATGACCAGCCGCGCCATGTTCGAAGGGCTCGACGAGCAGATCCACTACATCGCGTGGGCGGAGTTCGTCAACAGCACTCGCAAGCTTCTGAAGAAGGAAGGTGCGTTCGCTCAGGCGGTTCACCAGCACTACGGTGCCCGCTACTTCAAGGCGCTCGAGGCCTGGGTGAAGGACTGCCGCAACGGGAACCACGGACAGACTTCCCCGTCGGACATGATCCCGAACGAGCTGCGTCGCGGCGTCTCGCTCGCCAGTGTCGGCTTGAACTTCGGTACGGCAGCGCTCCAGCTCGTGGGCTTCACGCAGTCCGTTGCCTACCTCGGTCCCAAGTGGGCGGGCAGAGGTGTGAGCGAATTCATCCGCCTCGGCATCACGGGAGGCGCATACAAGGCTGTGGCAGGGAAGTCCACCATGATGCGCAACCGCATGCGCACCCAGTTCCGAGAACTCACCGAAGTGCAGGCGAAGCTCAATGGCGGGCAGGGGGAGCTGAAGGACAGGATGATGCGTCTTGCGTACATGCCGCTCTCCGTCATGCAGATGGCAGTCGACCTCCCCACTTGGCTTGGCGCGTATGAGAAGGCCTTGGCGGAGGGGAACGGCGAGGAGATGTCTGTCATGATCGCGGACCGTGCGGTAAAGAACTCGCAGGGGTCGGGCAGTCTGGCAGACTTGTCGGCCATTGAGCGAGGAAGCGCCTGGTCGAAGCTCTTTACGGTCTTCTACACCTTCTTCAACACGGCGCTAAACCTTGCCGCCGTGAGCTTCAAGACGGAGAAGGGGTTCAAGCGTGCGGGCACTCTCCTGATGGTGCTCGTCATGCAGCCAGTCATCGAAGGGTTCCTGCGAAGCGCCATCGGTAGCGCACTCGGGGAGGATGATGACGATTGGCTTGAGAAGGCCGTCAAGGCGTCCGGCTCGAGCGTGGTCTCCTTCAACCTCGGTCTTCTCGTGGGCGTTCGCGAACTAGCCTATCTCACCACCGACTATGGCTACCGCGGCCCGTCGGGTCTTCGCAAGATTACCGACTTCGGTCGAGCCTACAACGCGACGGTGCACGCCATCGAGAACGGCGAGGTCTCCGAGGCAGACGTGAAGGCGTGGGTGAGCTTCGGCGGAACCATGGTGCCGTACCCGGTCACGCCGATCAACCGTGCGATCTCCGGCGCCAACGCGCTCTACAACGACGAGACAGATAATCCGCTTGCGCTTCTCACCGGGCACTCCAAGTAGTTGGGGCATGAGAGCAAAGGCGTGTGACAAAGTACAGGCATTGCGAGGATTTTTGCCATGTCAGTACAAAACATCACACGCCGAGCAGGGCCGTACGTGGGCACCGGGCTCGTCTCCGCGTACACCTTCGCGTTCAAGGTCTTCCGATCAGAAGACGTGAAGGTGGTTCGGTCCGAGTCCGCTGATGCCAGCGCGCAGGATGAGGCACTTAAGTTCGGCACCGACTACACTGTCAAGCTCAACGCCAACCAGGACGAAAAGGCGGGCGGCACCGTCACGCTTGCCTCCCCATTGGCGGAGGGCTTGCGTCTGTCCATCTTGTCGGCGATTACGCCGGACCAGCAGATGGTGCTCACCAACCATGACGGTATGCTCCCGACGACGCTCAACGACTCTGCGGACAAAGCGATCGCGCTCATCCAGGAGTTGAAGGAAGCAGTCGGCCGCACCCTGCGCGTGCCTGCTTCTTCGGACAAGACGCCCGAGGACCTGACCGAAGAGCTTCTGTCCGCTCAGAACGACGCCCGCAAATACGCCGACGCGGCTCAGCAGTCCGCCGAAGAAGCGAAGAAGTCCGAGCTGAAGACCGCCGAGTACGCCGAAGCCGCAACCGCCATCGTCCCGTTCAAGGCCGAGATCAAGACCGTTGCGGATAACATCGAGACGGTCAAGACCGTTGGGCAGAACGTCGAGTCCGTCAAGTCGGTGGCGTCCATCAAGGACGAGACCGTGGCCGTGGCAGGAGCACTTGACGACATCGGTACGGCGGCTGCGCCCGAGAACCTCGAGGCCTATAAGACCGTCGCCTCGATCAAGGATCAGGTCGTCACCGATGCGGAGATCGCCAACGAGATCGTGGCGGTCGCCGGCATGAAGAATCATGTCGTTACTGTATCGACGAACATCGATGACGTGAAGGACGTGTCCGCCAACATGGACAAGATCGGCGCTGTCGCGGGCGATCTGCAGGGTGGCAAGTGCGTGCCCGTGAAGTTCTCCGCAGGGCGTCTGACCGATGAGCCTGCGCAGGACTGCACTGCCGAGGGCGGCAACATCAAGACTGTGGCGGACCACATCGTTGCTGTCGACAAGGTGGCGGGCGCTGTCGAAGACGGCACGCTGGAGAAGGCCGCAAACTCTGTGGAGGCAAGCGCAGAGAATGCTCTTCGTGCTGAGGCCGCGCGGGTTGGCGCAGAGTCTGCCAACGCGTCTGCGCAGTCCGCGAAGACATCGGCAGAGCAGTCCGCGGCGTCCGCAGGTTCGAGCGCTACGACTGCGAAGGCGTGGGCAACCCAGATGGGCACGCCTGTCGAGGGCGATCTCTACAGCTCAAAGCACTACGCCGAGGTTGCGTCTGGTGCGGCGGGATCGTCGTCTGAAACGCTTGAGGCGGTAAAGCTAGCGGGGCAGGCTGCTCTTGCATCCATCACGCAGGAGGGCGGCACGCAGGTTGCCGCCGTCACGGCTGAAGGCCAGAAGCAGGTCAAGGCTGTGGAGACTGCTGGCTCTACGCAAGTCGGTGCCGTCAACGCGGCAGGTGCGGCTCAGGTCAAGGCGGTCGAGACGGCAGGTGCTACGCAGACGGCCAACGCCAAGGCTCAGGCGGATGCCGCGGCGGCTTCTGCTACTGCGGCAGCCAACGCCAAGAAGGCGGCGGAGACGGCTAAGGCGGGAGCTGATACGGCCAGGAGCGGAGCAGAGTCAGCAAAGACTGCGGCCGTGACGGCGCAGGGCATGGCCGAGACCGCGGCCAACACTGCGACGACCAAGGCGACCGAGGCTACGACGAAGGCAAGCGAAGCGGCGAAGTCCGCGCAGGCGGCAGCGGAGTCTGCAAAGACGGCGGCCTACGCCATGCGCCTGACGTCCGTCAACATGAGTGCGAGCGGCACAGCGGCGATCACTTCTCTCACGCCCCAGGCGAACATCAAGGTGGGCGACACGGTCATCGACCCCGACGGCGAGGTCTTCTCGATCACGGCAATCGCGGGTAGCACCTTCACAGTGGGTGCGAAGCTCACGAGCCTCAAGGGGCCGAAGGGCGATCAAGGTGACGTCGGACCCAAGGGCGAGACGGGCGCGCCGCTTTCTATCAAGGGTAGCTTTCCGACGCTCGACGAGCTTCAGGAGCAGCACCCCGCTGGTCAGCTCGGCGACGCCTACATGGTCGGCACGCACCTCTACTCGTGGAATGGCTCGGCATGGCAGGACGTCGGCGACATCAAGGGGCCGAAGGGGGACCCGGGCACCCCAGGTACGCCTGGGGCTCCAGGCACCGACGGCAAGGACGGTGCGGCTGGCGCATCGGCGAGCATCACGGGCGCTACCGCCACGGTTGACGCCAATGTCGGTACGCCTTCTGTACTGGTCACCTCTGGCGGCACGGCGCTTGCAAGAACGTTTGCTTTTGCGTTCAAGAACTTGAAGGGGCAAAAGGGAGACACGGGCGATCCAGGAGCCAACGGAGCTGATGGCGCCAACGCCACTATCACTGGTGCTACGGCTTCGGTGGACGCCACAACGGGCACGCCTAAGGTGACTGTGACGGTGGGCGGGACCGCTCAGGCAAGGACATTCGCATTCGCTTTCACGGGTCTAAAGGGCGCAACGGGCCCCGCAGGCACGACGACGTGGGCGGGCATCACTGGCAAGCCTGCCTACTTCACTGGCAAGGGCATTTCTATGGGGAGGTTGCCGTAATGGCTTATTCAGCATTTGGGATCAACTACGACACGGCGGCGAAGATCTCTGCCTATGGCGGCGACGCGGAAACGCCAGCGCAGCCGATCTGGGCGGAGGACACACATCAGCTGTGGATCGTCCACGGCACGGGCGGAAAGTATCGTGTCGCCATGGCGTCTGAGCTCGCAAGCTACCTGACGACGTCTACCGCTTCGGCCACGTATCTGTCGAAGACGGATGCGGGGAAGACCTATCTGACGCAGGCCAACGCTTCGCAGACGTACCTCACGCAAGCGGCGGCAGGGCAAACGTACTTGTCCAAAGATGACGCCGCTTCCACGTACCTCGGCATCTCGGCTAAGGCGGCTTCTGCTGCCGTGGCCGATAGAGCAACGTCGGCCGATAGCGCTACTACTGCCAATAGCGCTACGACAGCGGATTCGGCAAATTCTGCGGCGTCCGTCCCGTGGACTGGTGTGAGTGGCAAACCGCAACTCATCCCCGGAACGGGTGACGCGGGAACGATCAAGACATACGAGACCGTTGTGGCGGCAACCACCGTGTCAGACACGTCGGCGCGATCTATGAGCCTTGCCAGTGGCGGCGCGCTCACGGTCAACAACGGATCCGCTAACAAGGCATGGATCACCGCCGTGGCGTTGGCGGGGTCCGCAACGATCACTCTTGGCAGCTCTTGGTCGTGGAGCGGTTCTGCTCCGACGCTTGCCAAGGGGCTTGTGACGCTTGCATGGTACGGGACTTTTGGCGTCGCCACTTTCACCAAATTCGGGAGCTAACCGATGATCAAGACATGGACGTACAACGGCGTTACTTACCAGTCTGAATGGCAGGTGCGTCAGGACATTTTCAACAAGGACCATGTGTCCTTTGGTGAAGTGCCAGAGGAAGGTAAGGTCGAGTTCTGGGCGCAGTATGGCGTGACCTACTCTGAAAGAGAGCTGACGCCTGAAGAACAAGAAGCACAGAATCTTGCCGTTGCCAAGCGTGAACGTGCAGCCAAGGTTGCAGCGATCAAGGTGGAAGTCGACGGCATGACGTTCGACGGCGATGAGTCGGCGCAGTCTCGTATGGCGCGAGCGATCACAGCAGCTGAGACGGCAGGACTTGAGTCGACTGTTTGGGTGTTGGCGGATAACACAGTGAAGAATGTAACCAAGGCGCAACTTCAACAGGCTTTATCCAAGGCAATGCTTGCCATGGCTGAACTATGGACTAAGCCTTATACAGAGGAACCTAAGGCATGAAGCACCCTGACGGATTCCAGATTTCCGTGGCGTTCGATCAGCTTATTAATACGCTTCTCGGCGGGTGGGCTGACGAGACGCTGAGCGCAAGGGCTTGGCGTCACAAGCTCGATGGGTCGAGGTCATGGCCCGCATGGATCATCGACCACTTGTTCTTTTGGCAGGACGATCACTGCAAGACTGCATGGGAGAGTGAGCTAAATCGTGCGCACCTGCCGCCGTCTTTGAGAGGAGAAAATGTATGTTGAATAAGGAGCTAACACTAAGCGTCCGAAAAGCGCCTGTCCTAGAAATTAGATTTGCAGAAGCGAACGATTGTTATATCAGGTATCAAGATAAGGCTAATTACCAGCAATTTGCTTGGGCAAAAGATGGCCTAGTACATACTGTTCTAATCTCTAATACGCTTTACGGTACCGAAATAATTGTTGCACATTTTGGGAATAAGTACACAACTCAGAATTTACGGTGGTCTAGGGACTACAGCGAGAACTCTACTTTTTACGTTATCAATGACAGAAATAAGAACGCCTTAATAAAATTCGAGTAGCGATTGGTGATTTAATACATTGTCGCGGGCCTTGGGCTCGCCTTGCCGTGGTGATATGAGTATCGGGCGCCTAGATAGATGCCCGCGACCGCCCTGATGGCGAAGATGGCTGTCCGCAAGGGCATCGTCACCAAGGGCCAGTACAAGGAAATTACGGGTCAGGACTACTGACACTTGGTCGGGAATGAAAGAAGCCCCGCAAAGCTGTAACGGCGATGCGGGGCTTTTCTACGTCAGAAGTTTTCCGTTGAGCAGGCGAGGTTTGCCTAAGTGCGCGTGAGATCACGCCTCTAGCCGATACTGATCTCGCGCATTTCATTTTTCTATGAACAGTTCGTAAGGCTATTCTGAAGGAAACACGTTGAACACAAGGCGATGCGTTTCTTCTCCGGTCGTGACGGTGAAGCAAAGGCTCTCTAAATTTTTTGTAACTTCAATGCCCCCGAGCACGAGCACACCGGCGACGGACGTGTTCTCGGGCACTCCTGTGGTCTCCAGAACGGTTCCTTTGAGCTCGGCAATTTTTCTCGAAGTGGAGGCCATTAAGTTGTCGAGGTTCCGATCAACCGCACGGTCTACTTCTTTTTGCGCCATTTCAGCGATGTAGGGATTGTAAGTGGTCTCAGAATAGGCCCCTCGGACTGTTCCTGAAAAGTTTCCCTGATACGCGCCGTAGATGTCCCCTTGAACGTTTCCAGAATACGTCCCCTGTGTGTACGAATGCCCGGCGTTTTGCGCGCGCATAGAGCCAGCTAGGCCTTGAAGAATGTACGCTGCGGCCATCCACGTCTGCTGGCGCTCCTGTTCTGCGATCAGTTCATTCTTAGTGAAGACATGTATGTCATATGGTTCGCCGTGTTTTGTTCCCGCAACTTTGACGTCATAGGGGCCGAACGCAAAGTCACGGTCTGTCCCATTGGCCACCATCACAAGGGCCCTGAATCTTTCCCCGCTCTTCACCCGGTCAGGCATGGCGACAACGACGCCGTTGGTTTGCTTGGAGTAGACGTAAACGCCGTTCTTTACAACACCTGTGTCGAACGGATCAAACTGGCGGGTGGCCTTAACGGTTCCGTAGCTGGCGCATCCGGCAAGCATGGCGGCAGCCCCGAGCGCTATGAACAGTTTCATTGATGGCTCCAGTAACAAAACATTTCCTGAGATCATACCCTTGACCTCCCTCTCCGTGCAAGCTACACTATGTATGAACAAACGTATGAGAGGTGCGTGATTTCTTATGAAATCCCTGACTCTTAGAGAAGTCAGGCCGCCAACTGGGCGACCGAGCTCTGCTGAGGAGAACATGATGAAGCTTGCCGAAGCACTCAACGCCCGCAAGGAGCTCGAGGCGCGCCTCACGCGTCTTGAGGAGAGGCTCCACGCCTCGGCCCGCGTTCAGGAGGGGCTTGAGCCAGACGAGTCACCTGACGCGCTCTATGCCATGCTCGAGAAGGCCGCCGCGGCGCTTGTCGAGATCGTCTCAAGGATCTCCCGCACCAACGTCGAAACCGTTGTCGAGGGCCGCATCCTCGCCGACTGGATCGCCGAACGCGACGTCTCTTGGAGACGCCTGCGCGTGCTCCAAAGCGCCCTCCGGGCCGCCGCCCCGTCCTACGACCGCCACGGCGGTCCCGGCTCGGTCAGGTCGGTGACGACCTTCAGCACCGCCCGCCGCCATGCAGAGCTCGACGCGCTCGCGCTTCGCATCAACGCGATCGACGCCCGCATCCAGCAGGCGAACTGGGAGACCGAGCTGCTCTAA